TCCTACAGCACTTGTAAAGTTTGCAGAAGTTAATGGTATTTCATTAAGTTCTCTAAGGACTTCGTTTGTTAACTCTAAATATGTTGTTGCCATTACTTACCTTTAGCTTTTAGTTTTGCTTTTTTACTTAAATCTTTAAAGTGAAATAGCTTTACACTTGTTTTAGTGTGTGATTTATTTGTATGTAAATCTCCGTTAGCCATTTTGTGCGAACTGCCTTTATGTTCAGTTCCGTCTCTTTTATAATGTGGTACGCCTTTCATAATTAGTTAGGCATACACTTGTGCATTTCACCAGACTTATAATTAGGTTGAGCTGACCCACCTTTCTTATAACCTACACGACCACCATCCATCATCTTCTTTGCAGGTGTACCACCAGAACTCTTTTGACTTCTTGTCATACCACCGTACATTTTCTTTTCTCGTTTTATGTTACCGTACATCATATTCTTCTCCTTTTTTAAAATAGGTGGAGGAATCCTAAGACCCCTCCGAGTTTGGTATCAGTTAATACCGTAGACTGTACTATTAACCCGCTTGAGTTGTAGTAATACCGTCTTGAACTTTACACTGTCCGTTAAGATACCAGTTAGTGCCATCAGACCATACATGAACAAAATCTCCGTGTACTGCCTTATTAGCGACTAATGAAATAGTATCTGCATCTGTAACTGTGGCTACGGAACCTGCTGCATCTTCCGGAGAAGATATGTTACCCACAATAATATTAGCACTAGATGCTGTTACGATTGTATGGGTACCTGTAGGTTCGGTTGCTCCAACATAGAACCAATACTCTAAACCTGCTGCTGGAGCCGGAAGAGTTGATACTTTAGCTGCTGCTACGTTCATAACAAAGCGAGTACCTGATTCTGCTGCTGTAATTACATTTGCTGCGACTACGGCTTCAGTGTCTGAAGGTTTCTGAATCTTCTCAGCTAATACACGAACATCGACTGTTCTTGCTGAGTTACGTCCAGTATCCCTTATATTTTCAATTGTCATATTATTTACCTCTGTAAATTTATGCGTTAAAAAAAGTGAAAGGGTCCGAAGACCCTCTCGACCTGACTACTTAGTCAATACCGTAGAATGCACTTACAATGGCTTCGTCTCTAAGTACTTTCGCACCATAGACATGAAGACCACGCACAATGTCACCAAACGAAGTTGGGTCTCTCAACACTTCTGTTGAAAGGATTGTGTTAGCAGTTGCAGTAGATGACATGTGTCCAGCCAAACATTTACCAGCAGCATTAGATGTTGCAGCAATATTGTTTGATTTGTACATATCAAAACCACGTAGTTTTCCACTTGATACTAGTCCGTTTCTAATCGAACCTTGTCCACCATTGTAGTCAACAGACAACAATTTAGAACTAGATTGACCTAGAACTTCGTAGAAGTCAGGACTTGCAACAAACCAACGACCTTCTTCAGGTACGTTCTGTTCGTCTAATAGTCTTGCCATTCTACCCATGATATCTAAAGGGTCGTGTTCGTCAGAACCAAAACCAATATCAAGGTTACCAGTACCGTCTAAAGTTCCAGCTGCTAAATCAGTAGCACTGTCAGAACCTAAGATGTGGTTGGGTGAAGATGCAGAGCATCCAGCAAACATAGTAACTAAGACAGCAGCGTCATAAGCATCTTTCAATGCGTATGCAGCAGAGCTTGAAGCAACTTCTTTAAAGTTAACATGTGACATGTTGCTCTCAATATCATCTACGATGAATTTAAAAGCGTTAGCACTGTCAACAACTAGAGTTGTTTCTGCGTCTGTTAGCATGGTTTGCGTAGTATCGGTATTTCTTGTGTACGCTGACACTGAAATAACGGGTTCTTTTATAATATTAACTGAGTCTCCGAATGCAGATATCTCACCGGAATAATCGGTGTTTGTGATAGCTTCAATTACAGACGATTTTCTGAAAAAGTTTAGAACCTTTTTAGAGTAAACCGCAGGTAAAAAGAAACTATTAGTTTGTCCTGCAACAGAGTTAGCAAAGTTACTATTTGTATCCGTAGATGCTTCAAAAAATTGAGCCATGGGATATTCTCCTTGTAGTTATAGTTTATTAATTAAACTATATAGTTTATTTTGTGATTCTGCCTTCTTGCCAAGCTTCGCTGATAGCATTTTCATACTTGTCATACTCCGCCATGCTCATTGCAGCAATCTCCTTTTCTGACCAAATTTTCTCTTGCGATGAATCTACACTAGTTGTTTTAGTGGAAACCATATCAGCAGCAGAGCCTTTGGTCGGTTTATTAGAAGATGACTTAGTTTTAGGAAGATTAACTCCAAAATCTTTTTTAAATAAATCTAAAGCACGTGAAGCTAGGTCGGCATCGTCAGCGTTCTTGTATATCCAATCTTGAATAGACGTAGGCTGTTCTTTTGCCCAACCATGGAAATCGTCACTGTTTCTGATATCTTCAAAATCAGGATGTCTTTCCATTAACCTTTGTTCTGCACTTTGTCGTACTAACTCGGTCTCACGTTCTTGGAGTTTACTAAGGCGTTCTTCTAGAACTTTTGCTTTAGACTCCGATTCCATATGAGCTACAGTTTCTACAACTTCATACACATCAGGATATTCTGCTCTGAATTTTTCAAGTTCTTCTGGAGACTTTGGAGCTTTGTAAGCTGGTCTATTACTAGTAGCTTCGTCTAAAAGTTCTTGTTCTCTAGATTTAAACTCATTCAGTTTAGAATCATAATGTTTTTTTAAATCATCGTAGCGTTTCTTGTAGTCTGGTCTCTTGTAAGGGGTTTCCTTCTTTGATTCCAATTCTCCTGTGTTGACACTTCCTTCAGCTTCCACTTCATTAATGTCATCGCTTTCAAACAATCTATTCTTTGGTTCTTCAAAGTATACACTGTTAGATGATACAAAAGGTTTATCTTCTCCTTCGTGCCAAGACTTATTTTGATTATAAGGGTTTGGCGTTTCTTCTTTGACTTTATTATTAGCCATCTTCTTTCTCCTACTAAGGGCTTCGTTCACAAGGTAGCTCTATGTCGACTAGAGGGCTTGTTTGTAAAGGTCGCCTTTCGGTTTGTTTTGATAGAGTGCCTACAAGTAGGGTAGCTCTATCGGTTAGTTTGTTTAGCTTCTTACGTGTCTTTGATCGGGATCGAGCATCATTTTAGATTTAATACCTTTCGATATTTCATCTTCATCTAATAACCCTCTGGTATTATTTACAGTAGCTTTTGCAATTTGAACTTTTGGTTCTTTCTGCTTTTGCACTTCCATAGTAACAGTTTCTTCCTCTTCAGGCATTCCGCCTTCAGCTAAACCTTGTCTTTCTTCTGCTTTCATTTCTGCATCTTTCATCATCGCCATTAAATTGTCGGCTCCGATTTCTTCTACAGCTGCGGCAGTAAAGACAAATTCTCCATCAGATAACCTTGCGGGTATCGAATCAGAGACTCCTGAACCCGGACCTTCAACAGGACCAGACCCAGCAAATTCTTGAGCAACATCTATTACTTTATCAAAAAGCATAGAAAGTTGATCATCTTGTTCAAGTCTTGACATAAGCATATCTTCTTCTTCTTCTGATAGTGCTTCATCAAGTATAAAATCTATAAATTCATTTTCCATCTCATCGTCTGGAAGCATGTCTTCTTGTGGTTGTTCCATCATTGGTTCTTCCATCATTGGTTGTTCTGTTGCTGGTTCTTCCATCATTGGTTCTTCCATCATAGAACCCCCTACTGCTTTAAGCATACGTGCAACAACTTCAGGTACTTCTTTTTCAAGAGCTTCTAAACCTTTGTTTGGCATGTCGTCTTCTAATAAAGAACCGCCTTTAGCTTTCTCAAGACGTTTTTTTCGAGCTTCTTCATTTTCTCTTGCTATTCTTTTAAAAAGCTCACCTTCTGTTTCATTTGGTTTTTTATTTTCTTTAATAAAAGTTGCCATTTCTTCTGCTTCTTTTTTTTCGTACTCTTCCATTTCTAGAGCTTCTTTTTTTTCATACTCTGCAAGTTCTTTTTCTTCTTGTCTTTCGTACTCTTCATCAGTCATTTCAGAAATTTTCTTTCCATTTGCATATTGTTTTCTGTCGTCTTCTAATAAATTCATATTTCTTCTTTCCTGTTAATTGCTTCTCTAACCTGTAGGTCCAGTTGCTCTAGGCGTACCAGAGAATTGATCTTCCCCTGACTGCGGAACATTTCCGATTCCGATGTTGCCACCACCAGTGCCTGTAACTCCAAGGTCTTGAGGTTGTTGAGGAGCTCCTTGAACGCCTCCCATATTATTGGGTTGCCCGTCAAGGCTTTGAGCTTCAGGGCTAGTTGTTTGTCCAGCATTTTGCATTCCTATTATTTGTGCCATGATAGCTGCTTCTTCAGGGTCATTAAGTATTTCCTCTGGGTCTAAGTCTAAGCTATAAGCAAGTTCACTTACAAGTTTAGAAATCTTAACGAACGGAGCAATAGCAGGATTTTGTGCAGTTTGTAAGAATGTAGTTAGTCGTTGACTTCGTACTTCTTTCTGCATCAAGCTGTTTGTTCCAGTAGCTCTAACTTCTAAATCACCTTTGACATCTAACCCACCTTCAAAGAACTGCATGTTCCACTGAAAGAAAGCCTCTCCTAGAGGTCTTAATAAAAAGTCGTCAAGGTTTTTGACAACTGTTTTAACATTTAAACTTGATGCACCTAGTAACATAGACATGCCTGATGCAGTCCTTGTCATACTTTGTACGCCTGTTTGTCCGTGAGAATAACTTGGTATTCCTGTTTGTTCGTCTGCAAGTTGTCTAAACTTGTCAAACATCATCATGTTCTCTGGTGCTGTGTTAGGAAACTTCAAACCATGTATAGCTTGTCCGGGCATTCCAGCTTGTCTTCTAAAGATTTTACCCGGATATATTTCCATTGATTGTCCACCAACTAAGGCAGACTCATCTACATCAAAAACTAATGACCCAGCCATTGCTAGGTTGTCTACAGCCATTCTTGCATGACCGTTCATAATCTGTTGGCTATCATCCATGTTCTCTGCTACACCAATACCAAAGAAGTTATAAGGATTTCTTTCGTATGGAAAAGCATGATAAGGTATTCTGTAGGGTGTGAATGGATTAACAACTGCTCTAAGCAATTTATTTCCACATGTCCATGCGTTTACCTGCACTTCATCCAAATCATCTATATCTTCCGCAAGGTCTATGCCTACTTCACGTGCATACTCTGCGTCCATAATTCCCCAATACTCAATAACTTCAAAGTTAGATTCGTATTCGTCTGCTCTTGAATCATCTTTAAGATGGGATTCAAAATCTTTTTCTTCGTAGTTAGCCCCTTGTTGTATACACTCTCGTATGGCATCCTCATTAAAGTAAGGCATGTTACGAAGTTGTCTAAGTTGTGACTTGTTCATCTTATGACGATGAATTACAAACTCACACTCGTCTACATTAGTAGCACCGGGGTCAGGATAAAAATCCCAACAGCTAACAAACTCTATGCGAGGAACTCTTACTTCTAGTGGGTTATAATTTCTTTCACCGTCTTCATCCGTATCCCACTTGTGAAGTTTCTTATTAAAGTTAAATGGTCCTTTTACAATCCCTGTGCCTAGCAGAGCAGATTCTAAAAGAGCATTTCTAATTTCTGATGAGCCTTTTGATTCATCTATTTG